GCTTCCAAGACCTAGAAGCAGTTACAGGCACAGATGCCGCAGACCCCACATTGCGTGAGGTTACTTACTACGAATGTATTATGAACGTAGACTTTGACGGCGACGGCATTGCAGAGCGCCGCCGAATCTGCGCGATTGGAAACAACGGCTCACACATTCTGCACAACGAGCCATTCGACCACATCCCGTTTGCAGTCGTCACGCCGATCCTGATGCCGCACCGACTGGTCGGGCGCAGCATCTACGACATGACAGAGGACTTGCAGGTCATTAAGACCACGCTGATGCGTCAGTACCTAGACAGCGTCTATTCATCCAGCATGCCGCGCGTTGCAGCGGTTGAGGGGCAGGTCAATCTTGACGACTTACTCTCAGCCACACCCGGCGGCGTGATCCGCGTCCGGCAACCGGGCATGTTACAGGCCATTACTGGCGCTGGCGTGGGCAGTGAGGTGCGTCCACTTATGGATTATGTGGATTCCATCAAGGAGAGCCGCACAGGCATCTCAGCGGCCTCTCAGGGCCTTTCGCCTGACGCCTTGCAGTCAACCACTGCGTCGGCTGTTGCTGCCACGGTTCGCGGCGCTCAGGTGAAGCTGGAGAGCATCGCCAGAACCTACGCAGAGACTGGTGTCAAGCAACTGTTCAAGGGCATCCTGCACTTGCTGACTAAGTACGACAGCAAGCCGCGCACTGTGCGTCTGCGGAATAGTTTTGTTCCGATTAACCCCGCTGAGTGGGACAGCGAGTTTGACGTTGTCGTGCAGGTCGGGCTTGGCACAACAGACGACGAGACAAAGATTGCGTTTTTGACGCAGATCGCCGCAAAGCAGGAGCAAATCCTGATGCAGCTTGGGCCGCAAAACCCTGTCGTCTCAATGTCTCAATATGTCAACACGCTGCGCTCTATTGCTGAGATCGGTGGCTTTAAGGACGCCGACTTGTTCTTTAACTCGCCGGATCAAATCGAACAGCAGATGGCGATGCAGCAGCAGCAGCCACCGCAGCCTGACCCAGAAATGATGAAGGCGCAGCAGGAAATGCAGCTTGCCCAGCAGAAAATGGCGATGGACATTGAGTTGCAGCGCGAGAAGATGGCCGCAGACATTGCGTTGCAGCGCGAGAAGATGCAGCTAGACGCTGAGTTGCGCCGCCAAGAGTTGCAAGCAGAGGCCGAGTTGCGTGTGGCCAAGGCGGTCACTGACGCGCAAATTTCAACCAACTTGCCGAGGGTTTAGTAGTATGGCGACGACAAGAGCATCAGGCGCGGATTGGAGCGGAGGCGGCCAAGACAACAACCCAAACAGGGATGACGCGCCGTCGTACGGGATGTCGCCGGGACGTTCTATGGCACAGTTTGGCACTGCGGCCCTCGCCGGAATGTCTCCAAGTGCCGCGCAAAGAGTCGTTGACTCTGGCGGCGGCGGTGAGGCCGCGCAGAGTGCGCGAGCAGCCGTCGCATCTCAGCAAGCCTTACAATCCGCTGAGGCTTATTTCCGCGCACTAAAGGCTGAGTCCGCCGGCGTTCAGGCCGCTGAGGATTTCCGCGCACAAGAGGCGGAACGCGCCCGCGTTCAGGGCCTCGGCGGTTCTGTTGGCGGATATGATCTTTATCAGGGTGTAATGCAGAACGCGCTCAACGACGCGCGGCAAAAGCTCGCGGCTAGTCTAGCCAATAATCCCGCCTCCCTAAGTGGCCTTGATATTGGGACAAATCTGGGCAATAGGTATATGCAACAGAAGTTTGTTGACATGTTTGGCTCTAGGGCAGGCCCAAGAGGCAATGAAGCATACCAAAATTATCTTGACGCGCCGCGACTTGCCCGCCCTGTCTACGGGCGGGCTGGTGAGGTGACAGGCATTTATGACGAGTATGGCCGACTTACGGGGCGCGACATTGCGAGAGAGGAGCAAGAGCGAGACGCCCAGCGCGGTCAGGGCGATGGAGGCGATGGAGGAATGCCTCGCCCACAATACGTCTTACCAGAGCCTGTGACGGGGCAATGCCCAGCGGGGTATGTGTTCGACGTTCAGCTAAACGCATGCCGCCTCGACACTGGCGCTGGCGCGGCGCAGGTGGCCCCAGCACAACCAGCGCCCGGCACATATGCGCGCATGGGCTTGCTGGATCAGGCACCCACTGGGTTACTTGAGTTTAGTCAGCAATATGGCGCTGGGTTTGGGTCGCCGCAGGACTATTTGGCGGCGAACACTGCATTCCGCAAACGCGCTGGAACCGTTCCAGAGTATTACAACAGACCACCGAGCATGAGTGGCTACACGCTGTTAAGTTAAAGGGAAAAGCATGAATGAAGGACAGGCACGGGAAAAGGTTGAGCGATCTGCAAAGGCGCAGGCGCTGCTACGAAACGAAATTCTCCAAGACGGATTTGCCCACTTGGAGGAGCAGTTTATTGAGGCGTGGCGAGGCAGCCAAATCGCGGATACAGAGAGCCGCGAGAGGGTTTATCAGCTTTTGCAGAACTTGGACGCCCTAAGAGGTTATTTCCAAAGTGTAATTGAAGATGGTAAGTTAGCGCAAATGCAGCTTGACGAGATCAAGCGGCAATCTGACTTTAACAATAAAAAGAGGTAAATTTTATGTCCGACAACTCGACAGAGACCGGGACCCTTTCAATGAATGACGCAATTAGCCTTCTCAGCACCCCATCAGCGGACAATGCAGTGGAAGAGCAGCCAGAGGCAGAACAGCCTCAACCGCCTGAGACAGAGGCGCTTGTAGCATCAGAGGAAACGGCAGACGCCCCCGAAGATGACTACGAAGACGATGATGTCTATGAGGGCGAAGACGCCGACGAGGACGAGGGCCAAGAGGAGTACGAAGAGGAACAGCTTTACACCGTCAAGATTGACGGCGAAGAGCATTCTGTCACCCTTGACGAACTCCAGAACGGGTACTCGCGCCAACAGGCGTTCACAAAGCGTTCTATGGAACTTGCAGAGCAGCGCAAAGCCTTTGAGGCTGAGGCGGAGCAAACCAAGGCCCTGAGAGACGCATACAAGCAGCATCTTGACGTGTTGCAAAACCAAATCCAGCAGACAACTCAGCAAGAGCCTGACTGGAGAGCATTGGCCGATACAATGAGCGAGCGTGACTTGTTTCTAGCTAAAACTGAATGGGATCAGCAGAAAGAGTATTCCAAGCAGGTTGCAGTGGAGCAGGGGCGGATCGAACAGGAGCAGGACCAAGAGCGGCAACACCACATGCGCCAGCATTTGGCGACGCAGCGAGAGGACATGCTCAATCGGATTCCAGCTTGGCAAAACGAAGAGACCCGCGATGCCGAGAGGCAAGAGGTCATCAAGTACGCCCAGCGGCGGATCGGGTTTAGTGAAGAGGAGATTGCAAGCGCGTCTGATGCGCGGGCAATCGAATTGCTCTATAAGGCGTGGCAATGGGATAATCTTCAGGAGAAGAAACCCACGGCCAAGAAACGCACCCGGCAAGCCCCGAAGATGGCCAAGGCAGGTAAGCCAACAACCAAGAGGCAGGTTGCAACCAAAGCACGGCAACAATCGTTTGATCGCCTCAGCAAAGAGGGCAGCATTGATGCCGCCGTTCAATACTTGATGGGCAAATGACCCAGAAGGAAAACAAATCATGACTACATTCGCTACAGCGGCAGCAGTAGGTGAGCGCGAGCAGCTTGCTGATGTCATTTACCGCATCGACCCTGCGGAAACACCTTTCTTCTCAAACGCGAAGAAAGAGACATCAAACGGTATCTTTACCGAGTGGCAAACACAGGAGCTTGCTTCAGCCGCCACTGACAACCACGTCAATGAGGGCAGCGCGATCTCGACTGCTGCGGCCACACCAACCGTTCGTCTGGGCAACTACCACCAGATCAGCGTCAAGTCATTCGCAACATCCGGCACTTTGGATGCTGTCGATACGGCTGGCCGCGAGCGGGAGCATAACTACCAGAAGGTGCTTAACCTGACCTCAGGCACCCCTGTTCTAAATCAGATTGCTGTCTGACTGGTTCAGGAAAAAAATTGGGTGAATTGCTGGGAAGCCCGGAGGCGGGTAATCAGCAGCCAAGCGCCAGATGGAAGCGAAAGCTGAGGGCTGGTGAAGGTTCAACGACTAGGCGGTGACGAAAGAATAATCTGCCCACGAGCGCCCAACACGAAAGTGAAGATATAGTCTGATCTACGGTATAACCTGAACACAAGCCGTAGAAGTTGGTCATAAACAGGCCAGCGGTAACAAAATGTAAGGCACTTGAGTTACGCCGCGACATTGAGAAGAGCATCACGGACACTAACGTGGCCCGCTCTGGCTCTGAGCCACGCAAGTCAGCTTCGCTGATGACTTGGATCACCAACGGCTCTGTTGGTGCTGGCGCTGGTGCGTTTTCTGCTGGTACAGGCACAGATACTGTGACTGACGGCGATGACCGCGCACTGACCTTGGCATTGATTGAGGACGGCATGCAGGACGCTTGGACAGATGGCGGTAACCCGTCTATGCTTCTGGCATCTGCTACCAACCGTGCCAACGTGTCTGACTTGGCTGCCACGGGCAACCTTGTCTCAAATGATGTCAACATGACTGCTGCGAAAGCCACCACATATGTTGGCTCTGTATCTGTCATACTGACCGATTTTGGCACGATTGAGGCGACCCCATCTCGCTTTATGTCAAACGACAAAATCTTTCTCCTCGACCCTGAGTTTGCATCGCTATGTACACTGAGTGGCCGCAACTTTATGGAGAAAGATATGGGCGACACAGGTGACTCACAGGCCACAATGCTCATCACTGAGTGGGCATTGAAGGTCTTGGCACCGAAGGCCCACGCTGGCATCTTCGACCTGTCAGGTTCCTAAGACTAACGAGGGGGCGGGCAACCGCCCCCTCTACCTTTTAAGGGGATAGCATGAAGAGATACCTATACACAGACCCGCACACCCGCAAAGAGGTGTCGATGGAACAGACCAACGACGGCGCAACCATCATCCACCACAAACAGGAGTTTTCCGATCTCCTGAAGATCAACAAGCAGATGTCTGGTGACTACAACAAGGGCGACATGATCGGCAACACCCAGCGCCACATGCAGCATGTGGCAGAAATCCCAGCGGTGGTATATAATCATCTCTTGCAGACGTTAGGCCCGCCAAGAGAAAACCCGAAGGCGTGGAAGGCTTGGCTGAACGACAACCAGAACCGAGACTTTAGGACAGGCGGCGGACAGATATGAGCATAAGCACCTACAGCGAGTTGCAGACAGCCATCGCCGGGGTTTTGGCGCGGGATGACCTGACCGCACAAATACCGAATTTCATCCAGCTTGCCGAGGCTCGCATGTCGCGCGAACTTGAGACGCGGTCTCAGGAGAAGCGCTCGACAGCCACGCTGACATCCGGCGACGAGTATATTGCACTGCCCACTGACTTGCGTGAGGTGCGTCAGGTTAAACTGAACACAGACCCGCTGACGGTTTTGACATATTACAGCCCCGTGGCTCTGGATCAGGAATACCCATCTGCTGGTTCTGGTCGCCCGCGCGGTTTCAGCATTATTGGCGCTGAGATGAAATTGCGCCCAATCCCCGACAGCGGGTACACCGCTGAGATTGTCTACATTGGCGGGCTTGTCGCCCTGTCCGACAGCAACGCGACAAATAACGTGCTGTCCCGCAGCCCAGACGCTTATCTGTATGGGGCATTGGCTGAGGCTTATGCGTACCTGCTGGACGAGGCCAGAGCGGCTCAATATATGGCGCGGTTCAATACAGCGCTTGAAGAGATTAAGGTGGACGAGCAACGTGCCCACTATGGCACAGGTGCGCTGCAAATCAGCAGCATCTACCAACGTCAAAATGCAGCGGCACAGGAGTAAATTATGTCTGCAATGTCCGACTATTTAGAGAATGAAATCCTTGACCACATCCTGTCTGTCGGCTCTTACACGATGCCGACAAATGTGTATGTGGGACTTTCAACTGGGTCTTTCGCTGACGACAACAGCGGCACAGAGATTACGGGGAACAACTATGCCCGCGTCGTCGCGTCGTTTGGCGCAGCAGCAAGCGGGACCGCGTCAAACGACGCCGCGATTGAGTTTGCGGCTGCGACTGGTTCGTGGGGTTCGATCTCGCACTTTGGAATCTTCGACGCGTCAAGCTCTGGCAACCTGCTGATCCACGGCGCGTTTACCACTGCAAAGACAATCGCGTCTGGCGACATCTTAAAAATCTCAACGGGCGACCTAGACGTGACGGCGGCATAATCAGCCAATGGCCACTCTCGAACAGCTAGATGCTTGGGGGACGCTGGATAGCCTAGATGCCTACGGCACTATGGACTATCTGGATAATGTCTCGATTCAGACAGCGACAGCCACCGTTGGAGCGGCTGTCACGTCTAGTGGCAACGCGGTGCGTGTTGCAAGCGTGGCCGCGTCGGTTACTGGTGCGGCGTCAGTCGGTGCCACTGCCGTGTTCACGGCTGGCATGTCTGGAGCGGCAACGGTGTCTGCCACGACTACTGGCGCAGCGGCACTAATTAGAGCTATGTCAGCCTCAGCACAATCGTCCCTGACGGCGTCTGCACTTTCCGCTCTAGTCTACAACTTGAGCGGCTCTACATTCACCTCAGTGACCGCTGACGGCGCTGCTGCTGGTGTGTTTGCGGGGGTTGGGTCGGCGTCTGCGTCGGTGTCTGCCGCAACTAGCGGAAAGATACTTGGAGAGGACTGGGCCGTGGTCACTGAGGGCGACGAGACGTGGTCCGACATCGCGGTGGGTTCTGAAATTTGGTCGCAAGTCACAAGCGGCAGTGAGGTTTGGCTAGGACAATGATACAGTTTGGCGAATGGCTGCCCGATCAGCCCGACTATCAAAACCAAGGCGTGACTGTCGCAACAAACGTGATCCCCGCCTTTAATGGGTACACCAGCCTGAACAGCTTTGTTGAATATTCAGAGGCGGCAGACAGCGCAATCCTTGGGGTGTTCGCGGCAAAGTCTGACGCTGGCGTCATCAGCTTGTTCGCTGGCGACGCTGGCAAACTATACCAGTTTAACCAGACTGGCTCTGTGCTTGACGATGTGAGCAAGGCGGGGGGATACGACCTCGCTGGCGCTGAACGCTGGCGGTTTGTGCAGTTTGGCGACACGGTCATCGTTGCGGGCGGGGTTAATGAAGAGTTACAAAAACTGCAACTCGGCACTGACAGCGCATTCTCAAACCTTGCAGGTTCGCCGCCAAAGGCGGACTTCTTGGCCGTTGTGCGGGACTTTGTCTGGACAGCAAACATTGACGTGGCGGGCACCAGAAAGCCATACCGCTGTTACTGGTCTGGGTTTAACGACTCAACAAGCTGGACATCCGGCACCGACCAATCTGACTTTCAAGACATCCCCGACGCTGGCGCAATAACCGGACTGGTTGGCGGTGAGTACGCGACGATCCTGATGGAACGAGCCATTGTACGAGCCACATATTCTGGTTTGCCTCTGGTCTGGCAATTTGACAAGGTCGAGACTGCGCGGGGCTGTAAGGTGCCCGGCTCTGTGTGTAACATAGGACACACTGTGTTTTACCTTTCGGACGACGGGTTCTATGCCTTTGACGGGCAAAGCTCCAAGTCTATTGGCGCAGAGAAGGTGAACAGGTTTTTCCTTGGGGACGCGAACTCATCGCAATTTGATAAGATGACCGCCACAGTTGACCCCCGGACGCAAATCGCAGTCTGGTCTTATGTGTCTGTAAACAGTCTGGACGAGACACCAGACCGTCTTCTGATATACAACTACGCGCTGAACCGTTGGTCTATTGCGAATGTTAGCGCCGAACTTATTGCGCCGTTTTTCACTCCATCCTATACGCTGGAGGATTTAGACCAGATATCAACGTCCATCGACACGATGACCACGTCGTTTGATAGCTCGCTTTGGCGAGGTGGCCAGTTTTTGTTTGGCGGGGCGTCGGGGTCCAAGCTGTTTTCTTTCACAGGCGAGCCACTGGATGCCACGATAGAGACTGGCGAGACAGGGTTGTCGATGGGAAACCAGACGATTGTCACTCGCGCCTACCCATACCACCGAGGCGGCGCTGTCACTTTGGAGATCGGGACACGCGGGCTTCACAGCGAGGACGTAACCTTTACCAGCGCAGTGGCACCAAACGACGACGGCTTTGCACCCTTCCGGGCGCAGGGCAGATACCACCGCGCACGGTTTAACATATCCGGCGACTGGGATTTCGCGCAGGGCATTGACGTAGAGGCGCGGAAGGTCGGAAGGCGATGAGCCACTATACCAACTTCCGAATCCTGAACCCTGTGACCGCGACGACGCGTGAGGTTGCGGAGGTGTTAAACAGGACCGTTGACGGCAAGCTAAACAGCACAGGGCATGTGTCTGTGTCATCCGGCACAACGTCAACTGTTGTCACTGACCCAAGGGTCAGCGGTGAAAGCACGATCTTGTTTGGGCCAGTCAACACACATTTTTACAATTTGCAGCCCTACACAAGCGCAAAATCAAAGGGCAGCTTTACGATAAGCCACAATAGTCACGGCACAACTGCGGATGTTGAATATGTTGTCATTGGATGATTGGCGCCGCTGCCAGCAATACATTGAGGACGCGCTATTCTACGCTGGCGGGTCACACACAATAGAGAATGTGGCTCAAGCCGTGGCGATTGGAAAGGCTCAATTTCATCCTTTGGAGAAGTCTGCTATAATCACTGAGATTGTGGACTACCCGCAAAAGTCAATGTGCCGGATTTGGTTGGCGGGCGGTGACTTGAATGAATTAATGGAAGCAGAAAAGTCTATTGCCATTTGGGCAAAAGATCAGGGCTGCAACGGAATGGAGATCGTGGGCCGCAAGGGCTGGTCTCGTCAACTCAAAGACTACCGCCAGAGTGCGGTTGTACTGATGAAGGATTTTAGCGATGAGTAAAGGCGGCGGGTCAACCAGAACGGTCACGCAAAGCACAGGTGCGCCAGCATACGCGCAGCCAT